ACAGCAACAAGCGGAAACGTCAGAACATCAACGCAGACATATTGCTGCGGAAGCAGAAAAGGTCACAGAGTTAATACCTGAATATTCAGACGCTAACAAAGGGGCATCATTAAGACAAGAATTACGAGCCTATGCCAAAAGCATTGGTTATTCTGACGAAGAAATCGGTGCAGTCTATGACTCCCGAACCGTTAAAGCCTTATATGACGCAATGCAGTATCAAAAGCTAGTAAGTTCTAAGCCTAGCATGAATAAGAAAGTGCAATCTGCACCTAAAATGGTCAAGGCAGGAACTGTATCATCAAGCAAAACGAGTACAACAGAAGCGCAACGCAAACAATTTCAGCAACTTAAGGTTACTGGTCGTGTTAGAGATGCTGCTTCATTATTTGAAAAATTTATTTAAGGAATTAAAATGGCAACATATCAAACCTATACCGCCATCGGACAACGTGAAGATTTATCCGATGTTATCTACAACATTTCACCGACTGACACACCATTTATGTCATCTATCGGTAAAACAACAGCTTCAGCACGTTTGCATGAATGGCAAACAGACTCACTAGCTAATGTAAACGTATCTAACGCTGCTATTGAAGGTGCTGCTGCGTCAGATGCAACATTATCTCCTACAGTACGTGTTGGCAATCGTACTCAAATCTCAACTAAAACAGTTAAGATTTCAGGTACATTAGATTCAGTTAATAAAGCTGGTCGTAAATCAGAAAAAGCCTATCAATTGGCTAAAGCATCATCTGAAATCAAACGTGACATGGAAGCTATCTTATTAAGCAACCAAATTGCTGCTGACGGTAATGGTTCATCTACTGCACGTGTATTGGGTGGCTTGCAATCATGGTTATCAAGCAATAAAGACTTAGGCGCAACTGGTACTGCTGGTTCATTAGGCACTACTGCACGTGTAACAGGTACTGACCGTGCGTTTACAGCTACATTACTAAACAATGTTATTCAATCAGCATATACTAACGGTGGTTCACCATCTATCTTGTTTGTAACTCCAGCCCAAAAAGTTGTAGCTTCAACATTTACTGGTATTGCTACTCGTTATCGTGATGTACCTGCTGGTCAGCAAGCACAAATCGTTAATGCTGCGGATGTGTATGTTTCAGACTTCGGCATTATTCAAATTGTGCCTAACCGTTTCATTCCTAACACAGACTCAGATGACGTTGCATTCTTAGTTGATACAGAAATGGCTGCAGTTGCTTATTTACGCCCATTCTCAACAGTAGAAATTGCAAAAACTGGTGATGCAGATGTTACTCAACTTTTAGTAGAATATACACTTGAAGTTAAGAACGAAGCAGCGCACGGCATCATTGCGGACTTAACCTAGTAGCATATAGACTCCCTGCATTAACTTGTGGGGAGTTTATTGGATATATATGACAGACAGAACGATTAATGACGGTATAACAAGCACATCATTTATTGATAATGGCGATAACTTAATTATTAAGAAGTCCCAAGATATTTCACAACTGATTGAATATAATAAAAGCCAATACAATCAATCAGATGAACGACAAAGATGGGATGGAGAGAATGCTTACGGCAACAAGGTAGCATCAATCCCGTTAGTAGTATTTAATGAACTAGACAGGCTAGGTATAACACGTGGCTTTTCAATCATTGACCACAAAAGATTTAAAGAGTTTTTAAATAACCCAGACAATAGAGTGTTTAGAACACGAACAGGTAAAATCTAATGGCTATAACATCATATTCAGATTTACAGTCTACGATAGCAGATTATCTAGCCAGGTCTGACTTAACGACTCAAATACCTACATTCATTCAGTTTGCAGAAACTAGATTGCGTAGAGATTTAAAAATACGTCAAATGCTTAAAGTAGTAACAACAGCAACTACAGCTAATGATGCAACAATTTCATTACCTAGTGACTTCTTACAAATGCGTGATATTCATTTAGTGACTACACCTATTCAACCATTGAACTATGTCACACCTACGGTCTTTTATCGTAATACAGACAGCACAGGAAGTGGTAAGCCATCTAAATATACTTTATTAGATACAGATTTTCAATTAGCACCAATACCAGACTCAGCATACACCGTTAAGATGTTATACTATGCAGCACCAACATTTCTAAGTGTATCTAACACATCTAATGTGTTTTTAGCTAATTGCCCAGACTTATTGCTTTATGCTTCATTGGCAGAGGCTGAACCGTACATTATGAATGATGCAAGACTTCAGACATGGGCTGCATTATATCAACAAGGGATTGCCGCTATTACTTCAGCAGATGACGCTGGTGAGTACGCTGGCAACCCATTAACAATAACATTAACTGCGAGGTAGATTATGTCTGAAATGTCCAATTATTTAGAGAATGCGTTAATTAATGGTACGCTTAGAGCCACTAATTATACTGCACCTGCAACGATTTATATCGCGCTATATACAACTAACCCTACTGACGCAGATGCAGGAACTGAGGTAACAGGTGGTGCTTATGCACGTCAATCTGTAGCCTTTGGCGCACCGTCAAATGGTGTAACAACTAATAGTGCTACTGTAGACTTTCCACAAGCGACTGTAGCATGGGGAACTGTAGGATGGATTGGTTTACGTGATGCGAGTACAGCAGGTAACTTGTTGTATCACACTCCGCTAGACGTTTCAAAAGCAATTGATGTGGGTGATATTTTTAGAATATCATCTGGTAGTCTTTCAGTAACACTCGCATAAAGGATAAATCATGGCAACGTATGTAAAATATCAATTAGGCATTGAAAAAATGCTAGAAGCAGGTAACGCTGGTACTGACACTTGGCAAGTTATCTTATCAAACACAGCACCAGTAGTTGCAACAGATACAACTGCTGTAAGTGCAACAGAATTAGGTACTGCTGGTGGTTATACTGCTGGTGGTAATAATGCTGCTGTATCAACTGCTGTATCAACTACAGGCACATATAAACTTGTATTAGCTGACCCGACAGCATGGACAGCAACAGGTGGTGGCTTCACATTCCGCTATGTTATTCTTTATAACTTGTCATTAACACAATGTATAGGTTATTGGGATTATGGTTCTTCGGTAGTGATGATAGCAGGGGATACATTTACAGCCGACTTAGACGGTGCTGCTGGCGTGTTTACTGTAGCATAATGACTGCCTTACTAACAAGAACGGCTAAAGGTTCTGCTTTAACTTATGCAGAGATGGATGCTAACTTAACGGCAATTGAAACTCGTACAGCTACAGGTTGGAATGACTTAGTGCAAGATGTTACTGTCCGCACAGGCTCTAATGCACCTAGTCCTACTATCTTTATTGGTGGGATTAGTGCTTATGAGTTCTCACCTACGACAATGAATGAATGCTTTGTAAACTTTCACATGAGGCATGATTATATTGCTGGCACTATGGTTTATCCTCATGTCCATTGGTCGCATAACACAGATGTATCGGGTGTAGTTAGATGGGGGTTTGAATATACACTAGCTAGACGTAACGATAGCACAGGTAATGTGACATTTGCGTCACCAACTACGTTATACATTGAACATAATGTAACAGCAGGAACTCAGTATCAACATCATGTAAATGAATCAGCAGATGGTCTAGGAATTGCTGGCACAGACTTACAAGAAGATGCACTTATTATTTGCCGTGTGTTTAGAGATGCTACTCATGCTAACGATACATACCCTGACCCTATTCATTTACTAACAGTAGATATTCACTATGAATGTGACACCCTATCAACCCCTTTAAGAGTTCCACCATTTAACTAATATGCCTAGATTATCCGACAGAACAAAAGATAGCACGACTAGCACAGGCACTACTGCTATTACTCTATCTGGTACAGCTCCAACGGGCTACCAAACATTTGCAACTGCCTATGGTACAGGGAACACTTTAGTCCCTTATTGCATCGTAGGCGGTAGTGAGTGGGAAGTAGGCTATGGCACATTCAATGGTACAACGGGATTAACTAGAGAATCAGTACATAGCTCAAGTAATAGTAATGCTTTAGTCAATTTTAGTGCTGGTACTAAAGACGTATTTATAACAGCGCCAACTGAGATATTAGACAACGCAAACATAGGCTACCAAGTTGCACAAATTCGTGGCTTGGCAATGCCCTAAAAGGAGATTTAAATGGCAGGAAATAGTGACCCAATTTATAGCAAGGTAGGGGATATACAATCCTCTACTCTAGCCGCAGCGACACTTCTCGGGCCGACAGCTAATACTGCTCAAGATGGTACAGGTACTATGTACCCTGTTTGGGCGGCAGATGCTACTAATGGTGGGTTCTTTCAAAAATTAACCTTTGAAAGTATTACCACAGTAGCAGCAACAGTATGTCGTGTGTTTTTATCTGATACCGTTCCTACTGTAACAAGTGGTGCTTTAGTATCTAATACTTCACTTAATACACATAAGATTGGTGAGATTGCCTTACCGCAAATTACCGTATCACAAACTGCCGCAGCCCCTCACTTAGAGTTAGCTCTTAATATGGCTATCCCAGCAGGTTATCGTATCTCAGTTACTTTTGGTACTTCAACAGGTGCAAGTACGACTGGATGGTCTATTTTAGGTATCGGTGGTAAATACTAATGATT